CGAAAACGGTATAGACATACCGGATTGTTTTGGCGGTTATTTTGCACAAGAAGCGAGCGAAGCAGTCCGCAAGATTAACGAAAAAGGACTGAAAGACGTTGCGGAAGAATTATTTAATGAGTATAAAAATAAAATTGAAGGATTATGAAACCAAACAAAACAACATTCTGCGGAGCTTGCCCGCAATTTAAAGGTGAGGACTTGGAAGGTCGCGGTTGGTGCGAAAAATACAACAAGAAAATGTATTGCGATATGATTTGCTATCAGCTTAAAACAAAGAAATGAAACGTACAGAAAGCCAATTACAAAAATCAAGCATAAAATGGTTTCGACTTTAAATTATTGAAATAAAAATTTGTGTATGAAAAATAAAAGTATTATATTTGCAACGAGTACGCCAAACTCATTTTTTAGATATAAAATGTCAGTAGCTATTTTTATAGCTATGTGTTGGCTGTTGTCTGTAAAGATACGAGGCTATCATTTCCCTGTGGGTTACTACATTTTATGTCGTAATTTTGAGTTTGGCGACTTAGGGAATGGTAGCCTTTCCTTGTATAAATATTTTTATTTTTCACACACAATGCCAAACTCAATGAAAAGTAAAAGTAAGTCGAAGCATAGTACGCTTACTTTACCGTCATTCCACGAAACGGAAATCCAATTACAGCAGGCTGTTTCTCTGCCTGAAATTACCAATGTTTTAATTCAAGTTTTCGAGCAACTCCGCGATAAGGTGGAGTTGCACATTCACCTTGTTGTTCAAAACACTGTGAACGGAAATAATGTTGCGTCAATTTATGGTAATGCGTCATCAATCGGACATAAAATAGTTGGCGATGGCGGTAGTATAGATGGTTTAATAACAACAGAAAGGAGTTAATTATGAATGAAATTTGGAAAGATATAGTTGGATATGAGGGTTGTTATCAAGTTAGCAATTTGGGAAATGTAAAAAGTTTTATATCAACATATAATGGCAATAGGTTTTATCCAAAAGAACTGATTTTAAGACAATATTCAAACAAAGGCTATTTACGAGTAGCATTAACAGACTCTTTTGGAAAAGTTAAATATTATCTTGTACATAGGCTTGTATTGACAGTATTTTTAGGATATTCAGAACTTGATGTTAATCACATAGACGGAAACAAGAAAAATAATCGTGTTGAAAATTTAGAATGGGTAACAAAATCCGAAAATCAGATACACGCATATAAAACAGGTCTTCAAAATCCGGCTGATAACGGATTTAAGAAAGCTATAACAATAATAAAAAACGGTGTTGTTATAGGACAAGAACGCTCAATAAGGGAGTTGTGCCGTAAGTACGGCTTAGACAGAAGGCATCTGCAAAGAGTGATAAGAAATGGTAAAAGTTACAAGAAGTATAATTTTGAATTGATATGAGAAAATTAGAGAGCAAATTGCAGATTGCGTGCATCAAATGGTTTAGACTCCAATACCCAAACCTTGTTTTGTTCGCTTGCCCAAACGGTGGATTTCGCAATCTACGTGAGGCTTCGATAATGAAAGCCGAAGGAGTTACGGCAGGTGTGGCAGACGTGATTTTATTAGTTGCTAAAAACGGTTATAATTCGCTCTGTATCGAATTTAAAACCGAAAAAGGAAAACAGACTACTCTGCAAAAAGAGTGGCAAAAAGAGGCTGAAAACAACGGAAATAAATATGTTGTTTGTCGGAATTTTGAGGATTTTAGGAATGAAATAACAAGTTATTTGAGATAAATTTAAAGTAGTAGTCATTTTGTCCTTTAACGAATAAAAATTTTTTTTGAAACTTTGAATAAAAAAATAATCAAAATATGAAAACTAAAACAAGAGCAGACCCAAACAAATTGCACGGACCTCAAAAAGTCGGTGATGTAATAAGAGAAATATATCCGCATTTAAAAAAAACTAATAATAAAGAAAATGAACAGAGAAACATTTGTGTTTTATAAAGATTGGAAAACAGCAATCAGTGATTTGCCAAATGAAATCAGACTTGAAATTTACGAAAGCATAATTGAGTATGCTACATCGGGAAAAGAAAGGGAGTTGAAATCTATGGCGAAAATTGCGTTTAACTTTATAAAAACAACTATTGATAAGGATAAAAAATGAACTATATTGAATTGATAAATAAGTTTTGGATTGCCAACACAGAGAAACCATTTACGCCAAGTGATACGCAGCTATATTTTTACTTGCTACATACTTGCAACAGGCTTGCGTGGAAAGTTCCGTTTGGGCAATCGGACAGGTATTTATCCCTCGCACTCAATCTATCTGTAAATACATTGAGAGAGGCAAAAAATAGATTAAAACAACGAGGTTTAATAGATTTCAAAGCACCCGAAAAAGGGAGCAAGGGGATTAACGGACAGACCAAATATTGTTTTACTGTATTAAATTCTGATACGGTTACTGATACGGTTACTGATACGGTTACTGATACGGTTACTGATACAAACATAAAACCAAACAAAACAAAAGAAGAAATAAAAAAAGAAGCGTGCGAAAATTTTGATTTTCAAAAAATCGAAAATGAAATTTTAAAACCGATTGGAGAATGTAAGGATATTATTTTAGCCGACACACAGTATTTGGAAGTTATCGCTATGAATAATCAGCTCGGAAGTGTCGAAAAATCAAAAGAATGGGTTAAGAAATTTTTCAAAACACTTCAAAACAGAGATGACAAACTAAAATCAGTTCAAGATTTTAAATTTCATTTCGCAAATTGGTTGTGTGAAAATTTAAAAAAAGAAACCAAAAATGAAACAGGACAAAAAAACAGCTACTTCGCATTGCCATGATTTTGGCAAGTTATTGCCGCAAGCTCCCGAATTAGAGGAGGCGGTTTTGGGTGCGATTATGATTGAAAAAGAAGCAATTAGTAAAATTAATTTGATAGCAGAGGATTTTTACATTCCAAAAAATCAAACCGTTTTCAAAACTGTTCAATCACTTGCAAATCAACAAAAACCTATTGATATGCACACTGTTGTCGAACAATTGCGCAAAAACGGAACGATTGACGACATCGGCGGCGCGTATTACATTACGCTTCTTACAGCGAAAGTTTCGTCTGCCGCGCACTTAGAGTATCACGCCTTGATTTTAAAACAAAAATCAACGGCTCGAAAACTCATACAAATGGCGTACAGTGTTCAGTCGATGGCGTTTGATGAGACGGTAGACATTGCAGACGCTATCGAATTGGCAGAAAGGGAATTTACAGCTATTTCTGCCGAAACGACCGAAGCCGAATGTTTTGATATGCAAGAGGCTTTGACTGAAACGCTCGATTATATGGCGCAACTGCAAGTTCGGCGCGAAAAAGGCGAAAACACAGCTATTTCAACAGGATTACAGCAACTTAACAACGCCTTGAATGGCGGGTGGCAAGCTCCTGATTTAATCATTCTCGGCGGTCGTCCAAGCATGGGAAAAACACAACTTGCGGTACATTTTGCCAAAAATGCAGGCTTACAAGGCGATGAATGTTTGTTTGTCTCTATTGAAATGACTAAAATTCAGCTAATTATCCGAATGATAACCGAGAACGAGGGAATAGATTTTTACCGCTTGAAAACAGGGCAATTAAGTCGCGAGGAATGGCAGTTAGTGAATGAAAAGGTCGGCGAATTAGAGCGGTTAAACCTATCAATCGCAGACAGTCACAATGTCAGAAATCTCAATACAATAAAATCGCTTGCTCGCAGGCAAAAGCGCAAAGGAGATTTAAAACTTCTGATTATCGATTATTTGCAGTTGATTGAAACCAACATGAAGTTCGGAACGCGAGATTTGGAAATCGGATATATTACGCGTAACCTGAAAAGCCTTGCAAAAGAGTTGAATATTCCGATTATTCTTTTGGCTCAATTAAACAGACCGACAAAAGGGGCAAAGGTCGAAATTCCGCGCTTGCACGATTTACGAGAAAGCGGAAATATTGAACAAGATGCCGATGTTGTAATTTTTCCACACCGACCAACGTACTACGACAAAGAAGCGCACGATGATAACGGAAGTTGGGAGAACAAAGGGTTTTTAGTTATCGCTAAACACCGCGAGGGAGCAAAAGACGACTATGTGATGTTTTATCACGATGAGCGGTTTAAAAAGATTTGGGGCGAGGAGAATAACGGATTTAAACCCAATAATTATCCTGTCGGTAAACATTTGGAACGAGACAGAAAAAGACGATAATTTGCCGTATTGATTAACTATAAAAGTTTGAGGAGATAAAAAAACATGGATAATCACTTACATTTATTGCTTACACTTGTTTCGATAAGTTCAGGAATACCAACCTGCGAAATAAAAGGAAAATCACGCCGTGCTGATATTTGCACGGCAAGGCACATTTTTTGTTATTTGGCTCGAAAGGAAAAATACACCTGTAAAGAAATAGGAATAGTTATCGAAAAAAGCCATTCAAATATCATTCATTCCTGTCGATTGGTCGAGGATATGATTTCTATAAATCAGAAAAATTATACCGATTTGATTGAAAAAATATTGTTAGCACAAAAAAATGTTAAAAATGAAGTTTTTTGAGAAATAATTGGCAGAAAGCTTGTGCAATAAACAAAAGTTTATTATTTTTGCAATGTCAAAAAGGTATTAATAGATTTAATAAGAGAAAAAATGAAAAAACATGTATCAAAAGAGAGAAAAAAAATTGAAAATGAATTGCTTTTTTACCTGCGAAATCACAGATTTTTTGCTTCAAGATTTAGATATATTGAGGATTATAATGCAATAATCAACGACATTATCGAAAAACTAAAATCAGACATTTAAAAATCAGTTCCCCGAGAAATCGGTGGACTTAAAAAAAAATATTCTTATGACAACAAAAGAAAAATTTGAAAATCTAAAAATGCGTGATATTAACGCTGCATCAGACTTAGAGCGCGACATAATTCACATTGAACTTGAAAAGTTGGCAGACCAAGACCCCGAAGGTTTTGAACGAGCCGTAATGGAAAGTGCGAGAAAAACACTTGCCGATGCAAAGGAATTGAAAATCAAGGAACAGTTAGCGCAAGTATCTGAAATGATTTCGATGTCGTACATTGCAAGGCGTTATTTCAAGAGGTCTAAAAGTTGGTTGAGCCAACGAATTAACGAACTTGATGTGAACGGAAAACCAGCAAGGTTTCTGCCCGATGAGGTTGAAACTTTGAATTTTGCAATTAAGGATATATCCAGAAAATTAGATACAGCTCGCATTTCTTACTAAAAAATGCCTTTTTGACAAAATGTATCTATTCGACCTCGCCATTTTTCGGCGGGGTTTTTTGTTTACAATAGTTGTAAAAAAAATCAATGGTTAAAGCCACTAAAAAATTATTTCTCCTGCAAAGTTAGTTTTGTTCCGCATTTTGGGCAGTTGATTGTATTGCTCGGCTGCTCAAACAGTTCTGAAACAGAAACCCCCATCGCGCCTGCTAACTTCTGTATGTTTTCTAATGTTGGATTTCCCGAAATAATCCGATACAAACTCTCCCTGCTTAACCCCATTCTTTTAGCAAGGTCTGTTTTTGTTATTCCTTTCTCTTTTATAATTTCGTCAATATATATCATAACACATTATTTTTAAAGGCGCAAAGATACAAATGTTTTTTATGTTGACAAAATAATTCTATGTGATAATAAAAACATTTACGTTTTAACTTTTTTTGTGAGAAACAATTTGTAAGCATAGATATTATCATTTATCTTTGCACTGTCAATACTAATAATAACAATTTTAAAAACAAAGAAAAATGAAAACAATAAAAATAGCAAACAGCGAACTCGCAGTAATAGGTAGCACTATTTTAATCACTATTAATTTAAGCGAAAAAAACAATCCAAAAATAACACGTGGCTCTATTCAGGTTTTAGACAAAGAAAACGAAAAGAAATACGAGAGTTTTCGTGAAAAGCATTACAATTTCTTTACAGACGAAAACGAGAATTTTATACTGTCTGAAAGCGAATTTCTATCATTTTACAAAGAAAATGCAGAAAACAGAAAAATGCTCGAAAAAACTATAAACAACAAATAAAAAATTAGAAATTATGAAAAGAGAAAATTTAAGAAGCATAATGCAAGATGCGCATCGCTTCATCAAGATTACAGGCATAAACCTTTCAGAGGCTTTAAAAAAGGCTTGGTCGGTTTTTAAGTTGAAAATGCAAATGACAAAAGGTATCGTAAAATTCTACTTTCAGAAAGTGGACGGCTCGATTAGAGAAGCATACGGCACATTGGCATTAAATTTAGTACCTGCTATCAACAGTAGTGATAATCGTAAGAAAAACGACACTGTACAGGTGTATTTCGACACCGAAAAGCAAGAATGGCGGTGTTTTAAGAAATTGAATTTAGCAACTATTTAAATGAAAACAATAATGTTCAAAACTTTTCAAGAAAATATTTTGAAACAAACTATTAATCAAGTAATTTTGCACTAACAATCAAAACTATTAAATTCAAGAAAATGAAAATCTTAACACTGAGTATCAAACAAAAGTATTTTGACGATATTTTAGCGAAAATAAAAACGTCAGAATTTCGAGAAATACGACCTGCAAATTTCAAAAAGTACGCGCGTCTTGTTGTCGGTGGAAGTTGGGACAAAAAAACAGGCAAGTATTTAGGCGGTGGCAAAGAATACGAAAACCCAAAAGAAGCACCGGATAACGGCGAAAATTGGGGTGTTATTGCAGTCAAGTACGATGCGCTGAAACTTATAACAGGCGCGTACAATCTGCCAAAACGACCGTATTTGACTATCGAGGTCAAAGAAGCGTGGGTTGACTTGCTATTAGATTCTGAAAAAAAAGACGAGTATTTAATTTTGACTGACGAAAAAGGCGAAGAGTACATCGCAGCAGAAGTCGAATATGTATTAGGTGAAATTTTGGAAAAACAGCTATACGAATAAAAAATAGCAAATATATAAGTATAGCAGAATTTACGCATAAATTTTATGCGTGTTTTCTGCTTTTTTGTTTAACAATTTAAAATTTACAATTATGCCTCCAAGAACAACATTTGCAACCTCTGGAAACAGAGGCGGAAGACAGTCCGCAAGCACATCAAGCGGCGGAGCAATCGGGCGCGGCGGTCGATTTATTTCTCGAAATCAGCGATACCGCGATGTGCGCGCCTCTTTGGGAATGGCGACCGGATGAACAAGCTCGCAAACACGCAAAACATTATTCGCTCGGTCAGCGAAAAATCCGACCGAGCAATTTTGTTTTTCTCTTGCGGAAAAGACAGTTTGGCGTTGCTTGATATTATGCACCCTTATTTCAAAGAGATAGTCTGCGTGTTTATGTATTTTGTAAAAGATTTAGAGCATACAGATAAATACTTGCGATGGGCAAAAACAAAATACGGCAATGCAACAATAAAACAAGTTCCGCATTGGAATTTAACCTACATTCTGCGAAGCGGGATGTTTTGCGCCCCAAATCCGAAAGTGAAATTAATGAAACTCGCAGATATCGATAATGCGATTAGAGCGAACACAGACATTGATTATTCATTTTTCGGAATGAAAAAAGCAGACGGAATGAACAGGCGGTTAATGCTGAATACCTACGAAAACGGTATTAGTAATACAAACAAGGTTTACCCGCTTCAAGACTGGACAAACAGCGACATTTTGATGTATTGTGAACAAAAACGACTTCCAAAACCAATCCGATATTCAAAAAACGCTTCGGGCGGTGTCGGCTTCAATTTGGATTGTTATTTATATTTACGCGAACATTACCCGAATGATTTACAGAAAATTCTAAAAACATTTCCGCTTTCTGAAAAAATACTAATTGATTACGATAACAAAAATCAATCAGAATGAGTAAAGAAATCAATCAAATAGAGGTTGTTGAAATAAAACGCTCGCAAATAAATTTCGCGCCGTACAACCCAAAGAAGCACACTTCCGAAGCAATAAAAAAGCAACTGAAAAATTTATTGCGTGTGGGTTATCTCGGCGGTGTTGTGTGGAACGAAACAACAGGGAACATAGTCAGCGGACACAAGCGCGTAATGGCTTTTGATTTACATTACAAATATGACGGAACAGCAGAAAAAGACTATACGATAAAAATTGGTCGTGTTGAAATGGATGAGAAAACAGAAAAAGAGCAAAATATCTATATGGATGCTCGCTCCACAAACACAGAACAAGATTTAGACCTTATTCACGATTTACTTTCTGATATTGACTACAAAAACGCAGGATTAACAGACGAAGATATACAATTTATCGGCGCGGACTTCAATTTCGGGAATAGCGAAGTTGAAGATATTTCAAACGCCTTTGACGAACTTAACGTTCCGCTGCAAGAAAAAAAGCAAGCCGTCAAAGAAATGAAAAAGCAAATTAGAGATAATGCCGATGAAAAAGCAAAAAATCTAATTTCATACGTTGTTTTAAATTTTGACGATTTCAAAACCAAACAAGCATTTATGCAGCGTTTCGGATTTGAGAAAAACGAACAATTTATCAAAAACGAATTATTTTCAGAAATGATAGAAAGGGTTGAATAATGGCAGGCAGAAAACCAAAACACGACTTTACCGACCAAGACAATTTATTGATTGTCGAGGGATTGGCGCGTGATGGGTTTGACAACAAAGACGTAGCGGCATATTTTAACTACGAGGAAACGTATTTTTCAAATCTTGTTAATTCTTTACCCCAATTATCCCAAGCATTAAAAAGAGGTCGCAAACCGCTTGAAATAGTTGTTGAAAATGCGCTATACAGACGTGCAACAGGCGGAATAAAAATAAAAACGCAGGTAAGGCGATTTCTTGAAAAACGGTGTTTTTGCGATGGCTCTGACAAAGAGTGTGAAATTTGCAAAGGCACAGGAAAAGAAATGATTACCGACACAGAAATTGTACAAGAAACAATCACCGAACTTCCGCCCGACACAGGCGCGGCGGCTCTTTGGTTGAAGCAGAAAAAGTCTGATATTTGGAATAAGCAGCCAATAAAAATTGAAACAACAAGCGGTGAAAACGACCAACAACCACCAAAAATTGAGCTTCCCGATGGAGCAATGATAGAGATATGATAAACGCTGATTTCATAAACAGACCAAAGCAGTATGATTATTTTTTAAAATCATTAGCAGCGGCGCAACACAAAAACGATTACAAAATTCTGTGTTACGGCGGTGCTGTGCGCGGCGGAAAAACATTTGGCACGCTATTGATTTTGCTTCGTTTATGCTCTATTTTCCCAAATAGCAGATGGCACGTTATCCGAGAGGATTTTCCGAAATTAGAAAAAACATCAATTCCAAGTTTTGAAAAAATCGTAGCAGGCTCAAAAAATTGGTCTGTCTCTCGGAAAACAGGCAATTATCATTTCACACACAAAAACGGCTCAAAGATATTTTTTGTTTCCGAGAATATAAAAATAGACCCGAATTTAGATTGGATGCTTGGTTTGGAAACTAACGGTATTTTATTGGAACAAGTCGAGGAATTAAGCGAAAAAACGTTCAATATGGCTTTGAGCCGAACAGGTAGTTGGTATTTGCCGAAAATGCCTCGCGGATTGATTTTTATGACATTTAACCCTACTCAAACGTGGGTAAAAAAGAGAGTTTACGACAAATGGGCTAACGGAACACTTCCGCTAGAATATCATTTTCAACCGGCACTTCCTACCGACAATCCAAGCGTAACGCAAGACCAATACGCAGGTTGGCAAATGATGCCCGAAAGGTATATAAAGCAGTTTATTGAGGGCGATTGGACTGATTTTGACGGAGAGAGCGACCGTTGGCTTTTTGCATTTTCAGAGAAAAACCACACAGGAAAAGTAGATTGGAACGAAAACGAGCCAACTTACTTGTCGTTTGACTTTAATAGAAACCCGATAACCGTTTCCGTATGGCAGCATTACGGCGGAATAATAAGAGGAGTGCGGGCAATAAAAATACACGATGCTACGATTTACAGCCTTTGCGCCGAAATAGAAAAACATTTTCCAAACGCATATTTTTTTGTTACAGGCGATGCTTCGGGAGACGTGAAAACAACAATGAGTAGTTTAAGCAATTTTGGCGTTATCAAGAATTATTTTAAGTTAAGTGAAACGCAAATGCAGGTTTCAAGAGCAAATCCAAGATTAGAGGACAGCAGAATGTTGTGCAATTCAATATTTGAGAAATATCCGATTATTCTCGATAAGGATAATTTCAAAGATTGTATTTCTGATTACAAAAATTGCAAGGCAAAAGCAGATAACACAATTTTAAAAGACAACAGAAATAAGGCTGGGCAACAGGCTGACATGCTTGACAATACGAGATATTATATTCACAGGTATTTCGCTAATTTTATGAAATTTTTTGCTCAATCATAACTCAAAATGAACATAAATCAATCAATATGACAACAAGAAAAGCAAGAAGAACAATAATTTGTAAAAATTGTAGGTTTTGGCGAGCGCACGGACAATTAGGATTTGGAAATTGTCAAGAATTAAGAAATGGAGTGCATATCCGAATTTCGGGAACAAGGCTTCAAACGAATGAATTTTTTTCGTGCCGGTATTTTAAAAAAATAGTTGAAAATCATACAGAAAATCAAGAAAATGGAAATTCTGATAACAGCATTGAAAATTAGTCTAATTTGCACGGCTATATTCGCTTCTGCTTGGCAAGGGATGATTTTTTGCAAGCCGAGAATTTGTGCGCAAAAGTTAATTAGGCGCATAATTCTGACATTTTACAAGCAAATCAAGCGAAAAATGATACATACACGCGCTGTTAGCGCTTGCATTTTGAAGCCTTTTGTCGGTTGTTTGATTTGTATGTCGTCCTTGTGGACTTTGGCATATTGGCTCGTTTTCGGCGGATTTAATCCAATAATAATGATTTTGCTTGTAGCAGGAACAAACACCGTGATAACCGCGCTTATTGCACCAATAATACCCGATGAAGCAGATAATTGAAAAATATAATTTTTACCACTATTCAACGCAGTGTTATTGCGTTGGCGGCGGAAAATACTACAAAAACAATGATTACCCGAACTTAAAAATCCTACTCAAAGCAGGATATGGAATAATCAGAGTTTTTGGAGTAGAAAAATACAAAACAAAAAATGAAATTGATTTTGAAAATAAATTACAGGAGTTTTTGAAATGAAAACGAGAAATAAAAAATTATTCAACCGCTATATGCGCGGTGCGTGTTTAGATGACTTTCAAGAAAATGACTATTTCGATAACCCAAAAATCGAGAAAAGAAAAATGAAATTTAAAAACAAAAATTATGATTAAAAAATTCAAAAACTTTTTCAAAAAACTATTCAAGCGAGAATTTAATTGGAAAAAATATTTTCCAAGCGAAAAGCACATTATCGAAAAAGCATTTGAAGTCGGCGGTGTGCAATACTACCAATTTACCGACATTTTCAACCTGCCATACGAGCGCGGTTTGTATTCTTTGGCTGTTTACGAGGAAACGCGAATGAAATGCGATGCCGAATACTTGCAAAAACACTACAAAGCCACAAAAAAGATTTTGAGTGCTGATAAAATAGACATTTTCAAAATCAATGCGCTAAACGAACAGTTGAACGAGCGACTGAGTATGTCCTTTGACGTTGATTTGCTTTATAAATTGGCTTCGATAGTTTTTTTCGACAAAAAAGAAAACCCCGCTTTGTACGACTTAGAGTACTGCACGCGAAAAATCGAACATTGGAAAAAACACAAAGGCGTTGCGGATTTTTTTTTGCAACAGCCGCTTCGGGATTTGATACCCTATTTAGATACAGTCGAAGTAGATTTAGATACTTATTCGGAGCTGAATACGAGCCTGGACAAAATACATTCGGAACGTCTGTCTATGTGAAATTACAAGAAACATTAGATAGTGTTGAACACTTTAAAAAGATTTTGAAGCAGGAAAACATCGATTACAAAGAATTTACTATTTACGAGTTCTTTTTTAATCTTAACGAGGCATTAAAGCCTAAAAAACAACAAAAACAATGAGCAATAACATTCTGATTAACGTAAACGCCGAAACGCAAGGATTAGACGAAGCAAACGCTAAATTGAAAAAATTGAGCGAAAGTGAGCAACTTATTTTGCAGGACATGAAAGATTTGAATGTTGAGCGAAACAAGGCAAAATTTTACGCAAAAAGTGTTCAAGAAGCCGAAAAAGCCAGTCGTGAATACGGCAAAATGATTGAAACCAACAGGGAAAGATTGATAAATGTGCGAAAAGAGCAGGATAAAGTCCGAAAATCAATCGAGCAATTAAGCCAAGCGCAAAAAGCAATGCCGGGCGAAGCGGTTGTTAATGCAACGACAAAATCATTTCAAGCAATGCACCGCGAAATTCAAAACAATATTCGTTCAATGAAAGCGGCGGGTGCATCGGCTCAGGAATTACAGCCATTTATTGACAAAGCAGGTGAATTGCATAAAATTCAGTTGGACGTAAACCGCGAATTGCGAAATATGGCTTCAAACACACAGGGTTTTGATATGGTTGTTGATGCAACGCAGTTGGCGGCGGGCGGTTTCTCTGCATTACGCGGAACAATGGCACTTTTCGGGACTGAAAACGAAAATCTACAAAGGACAATGATGCAATTGCAGGCGGCGATGGCACTTGTTGTCGGATTGCAACAAGTCGGCAATAAACTGCAAACAGGAAGCAATATAATGCGTGCCGTTGCATACGTTCAAACAAAAGCGCTTGCAAAAGCCGAAGCCGCGAAAGCGGTTGCCATAAACGCGGGAACAATCGCAACTATAAAAGCAACCATCGCGCAAAAGGTTTACAATAAAGTTGCGAAAATGAATCCAAAATTACTGCTTGCAATGGCGATAATTTCAGTTGTCGGCGCGCTCGGTTTGTTTATTGCTTCAACTCGCCGAGCATCAGAGGCGCAAAGAGAACTAAACGATGAAACACAAAGAGGAAATCACATTCGACAGCAATTACAGCGAGATATGGAGTTTAGCGTTGAACTCGCACGAGCAGAAGGGCGCGCATTACAGGAAATTTTGGAAATCCGCAGAAAAACAGCACAACAACAGTTAGAGATAGCGGAAAATTCTGTCGAAAGGCTTACAAACGCTATTCACGAAATCGAGGACAAAGGTTGGATGCGCAGGAATGTTTGGAGCAGGCGGCGTTTAAATCGAGAGAGAAAAGAACTGCGAGAGCATTTAGACGAACAAACACAAGCCGTAGAAACATATTGGAACAGAATTGTGAGAACTTACGAAGAGGCAACCATCAACACAACACGAACATTGCGCGAAGCAGAGGAACAGCGACAGCGTGAAATCCAACAAGCACTTGAAAGGCGTAGGAATGAAATTTTAAACGCTGAGCGCGCTTTGCAAGATGCACGAATAAAAGCCATTCAAGACACAGAAGAGCGCGAAATCGCAACCTTGCAACTCACTTTACAACGCCGTTTAGCTGAAATAAAAGGCAATTCGCAGGCTGAAATCGATTTGCGTGTACAATTAGAGGAAAATGCGCAACGAACAATCGCTGAAATCAGAGAAAAACACGCCAAGTTGCGCGAAAAAGAGGAGCGCGACAGTCTCATAAAAGAGCGCGAAGCAATCCATAACGCCGAAATACTCGAGCTTACAAAAATGCTTGAAAAAGGCGTTTTGACACGCGAGCAATTTAACGACAGAGTGAACGAGCTTGAACTACAAACACTCGAACATCGGTTACAACTCCGCCGCGCGTTTGGCGAGGATACAGTAGATTTAGAAATTCGCATGTCGGAACAGCGAATAAGAATTGCCGAGAAAGAAAACGAGAGATACGAGAGGTTTATGCGCGAGAGAAAGCAAATGTTACAGGATTTATATCGCGCTTCTGCCGATTTGTTTATGGATTACCTCGACCTTATCAATAAACGTCAAATCAACAGCTTGCGCCAACAGCTCGATAATTTAAACAACTTCTACACAACCGATGTTGAACTTGCGCGCAAAAACGCTAACATGAAACTCATTACCGAAGAAGCATTGGCGCAAAAAAAACTCGAAATCAATCGGAAAATAGCAAAAGCCGAAAGAAACCAAGCATTGTTTCAAGCAAAAATAGACGGATTTGCAGGCGTTGTGAGAGCATTGAGCGCAATGCCGCCGCCGTTTAATATTGCGCTTGCTGCTATTACAGCAGCAGCGGTAGCGATACAAATTGCGAACATAAAATCACAACCTTTGCCCGGGTATTGGAAAGGTCGCAAAGGCGGAAAAAGGGAATTGGCGCGAGTTGGCGAACACGGCACTGAATTAATGTATGACCCGAATAGTGGAGTAATGAAACTGCTGAAAAAAGGCACGCACTATTTACCAAAAGACAGTTCTATTATGCCGGCACACGAAACAGCGAGAGCATTGCGAGGCGATGTAAATCTGTTTGAAAAATGGAATATGCCAATTCCGAAAACAGACCGGTTAATCCCGCAAATGCCAAATGTTCCGATTGAAGTTGTAAACAGAAATTCATATCCAAAACAAGAACGTATCGATTATGACAAATTCGGAAAAGCAGTAGGAAAACACATGCGTTTCCCAAACAACAGTGTAAATGTCGTTGTGAAAAACAGAAGTGTGGTAGAAACACAAAGACTGCCAAGACAAAAAACGTAGATTGCACCAAGTTAAAATGAAATCAACTTCGTAGCAGTCGTTGAGTAATCATATTAAAATCCGTTAAAATTCAGTTGCAGACTGCTACAATATGGCAACTTTATTTTTTCGGATTTTATTTTAAAAACTTATTAATTATGCCAAATCAAATTTTTAAACACTTCCTTAATGGAGTGGAAATCAAAGAGCCGAAAGGATTTGACAACTTCAAAATCAAATTAGAACGTTCCGACCATCACGGAATTGAAGAAACAGACGCGTTAAATCCTGATACAGGTCGCGGTTTTCAGCTCGAATTTTGGGACAAATATCCGCGAGAACTGATAATGTCGGCACTTCGCGAGGACATTGAGCGCGATATTTTGTACGAGTATTTTTACGCGCCCGATTCAAAAACTCCGCTTGAATTAATTTATTCGGCGTATATTGATTTAGTGAATGTGAGTATAAAACATTACCCTTACTGCTCGGTTTTGTGTTCGCTCCGACCATCAAGCGAAATAATCAATTTCTACAACCGAAAAAATACAACGGTTGATTTGAGACGCCAAGAGCGTGATTTAAGCGGAAATCTGATAACAGGATATTCGGGCGGAAAAGAAATTGAAATTCCGAGTAAGGCGATTAGGTTGACGAACAAATATACACAGACGAATGGCGATGAAATTATAGTATCATTAGGTCAAGAATTATCATCGGGATTTGCGATAGGAGCAGGGTTTGACACGAAAAATTTAAACGAGATTAGTGCGGATAGTTCAGGATACTCTTTTTCAAGAAATATACACAGCAACAATATCGGAAACTTGTTTTTAAACACAAGCTCAGAAACAGGCAATGTGCACTCGTTTTCTTTGAAAGTTGCATTTGATTTTAGGCTCGCATTTATAGGAATTGAGAAGGCGACATACCACACAGTGTTGCGAATGTTTATAAAAGACGAACATCCTTTGGATTTGATTACAACAGAACATGTCGAACTTCAACTAATCAACTCTGGCATTAGAGGCGGAGCGGTAGATGTAAGCGTATCTGTTGTGCCACAATCGGGCTTTCCGCGAATAGAGAAGATAGAAAGAATTAGCCTTATTACCATTGTTAACACTAGCGAGGCGTTCTCGCAAACTGGATGGCTACGCGTTACTCCAAGCACCGAAAATTTTATAAAAATCCAAGTCGATACCCAAAAACCAGCTTCACACTCAAATCTAATTCTCGTACACGAAGCACTTTCAAAACTGTCTGAAATTTCAAGCGGAACAACAGACGGAAAAACATTAACGGTCAAATCGGATTGGTACGGTCGCTCAGATAGCGATAAAAACCAACTACCATTCCGTCCGCCCACTCCTGTTGCTTTTCCACAATTTGGCGGTGGTGCGCTGAAAGGGTTTTTAAGCGGTTTTGAGCTGCGAAACGCATATTTGCCCGATGGCGAAACACAACCAAGCGTTCAAATTTCGTTTAAAGATTTATATAACAGCCTAAATGCTATCGACAACATAGGTTACGGAAGCGAAAAAGGCGAAAACGGACAAAATTTTATTCGAGTTGAACGCTGGCAGTGGTTTTACAATAGCGAGGTTATTTTAGAAATAAACCATCCAAAAATAGACGATAATGTTGTGAATGGTAATTTTTGGAGCAGGTTGAAAACAGGATATTCAAAACATATCGAAGATACCGAATTTAACGCCGTTGATAGTTTTTACGGCGAACAAGAACGGACAACAGGAGTCGGAATGGAAAGCGAGTTGAATATGGTTTCTGATTTAATTGCCGACCCTTACGCAATAGAATTAACACGCAGACAGCAGTTTAACGAAAACGGAGTTGAAGTCCAAACAACTAAAAATTGGAAGTATGATAACGATAATTTTGTGTTGGCGTTAGAAAATATGTACGATACATTTATTCCGATAGAAGCAAATCGTTATGTTTACAACGTTGATGTTGGAGTTGAAAACTCAGAAGGAACAATAATAAGCCCCGAAACATTTACAAATTTCCGTATTAGTCCAATGCGAAACGCAACTCGTTGGACTGAAAGGTTTTTTGAAATCGCTTCAAACAAAAATGAATTTGAGTTTACTTCGGGTATTGGAAATACAACTGCAAAAGGAAGTCCGATGACGAAAATAGGGGATGGATTAAAAACATATTCATACTTACAAGACTCTGTAAATGGAATTGCAATGTCAGAAAATCAAGCTATACCGAAAAGACCGCCATTGTTGCAAGATGATGTTTTAGTTTTCGATTATCCGATAAAATACGTACAATACAAAGCAATACGAGCCAATCCGCACGGAATTATCCGCATAAATGGCGAAGATTGGTATTTGAAAGAATTTGAGTATTGTTTTGCAAAGCCACTTGGCAGGTTTCAAGTTGTTAGAAAAGCGTAGAGAAATTCTTGTTTTTTTGGCGCTGTCATTTTTTTTTGTACATTTGCAGAAAAAATTTAACAACAAATTTAAAAATTAAAGAAAATGAGAAAAAGTTATTTAATGATTGTTTCCGTATTGATTTTCGGAGTTGTGTTTGTTGGTTGCAAACAGCAATCGAACGAAGAAAGAGCAAAAAAGCTGATTGCTGAATGGATGAATGAAAACATTGACGACATTTCAAATTATCAGCCTGTTTCTTTTAGCGAGCTGGATAGCGTATTTACTGAATTTATTGACACAGATGAATATCTGAAATTATTTAATCTCGCTTCTATAGGCGGTCCGTATGACAGGCGGCGCGCTTTTTTTCAAGAACTTGCAAATATTGAGCGTGATTTTCGCAACTTTTCACAACAACAAGTATATCTCGATAGCGTTCGGTTTTACATAAACAAAGCGAGAGAAGTGCTTGCTCTTATCGATGAAAAAAGCGAAGCGTATGCTGGAGAGTTTGTCGGCTGGATTATGACGCACAGGTTTAGAGCTTCAAATGCGTTGGGTGCAATTATTATGCAGGAAATGGATTTCTATTTCGATAAAGAAATTATAAAAATTGTTGATATAGATTTTGACTGAAAAACAAAAATGTATTTCTAATCCGCAAAAAAATTTTTGCGGATTTTTTTGTCATTCAAAAAATTGCTGTACTTTTGCAATGCTAAATTCAAGAGAGCGGCACGCTCTCAAATATTGAGGGCTATTTTTATGCTCGCAAACAAATAAACTAATTTGTATCCGTACTCCTGTGTGTTTGCTGTAATGGCGCACAAAATACCAACTCTTGGATTTAGCAGCAGGGCAGGCGGATACTTTTATATATTTATTCATTATGCTAAATCCAAATCAGAACGCTACGAGCGTTCAAGTGTTTAACAACACGCAATTTGGCGAAATCAGAGTAGCCAAAGACAATAACGGCGAGCCGTTATTCTGTCTAACAGACTTATGTAAGTCTTTAAATCTGTCGAACACGACAGAAGTATCAAAAAAATTAGATGAAGAAGATAAATCTAAGTTGAACTTAGGTTTAAAAGGGAAAAATCCTATCTTCATCACAGAATCGGGAATGTACACAGTTATTTTGCGCTCCGACAGCCCCAAAGCCAAGCCAATGCAAAAGTGGGTAACTTCCGAAGTTTTGCCTGCTATTCGCAAAAGTGGCGGTTATGTTGTTGCTCGCGCAGACGACACCCCCGAATTGATTATGGCTCGTGCTTTACAAGTGGCACAGCAGACTATTGAGCGGCACACGCACCAACTTGCGCTTGCCGAAAGTACGATTAGAGAACAAGCTCCAAAAGTGGAGTATTTTGACGAGGTATTGCAAAGCAATAACTTGATTGCGGTAAATGTGATTGCAAAAGAACTTGGAATGAGTGCTGTAACGCTAAACAAGAAATTACACGATTTGCGTGTAATCTACAAAAGCAACGGAGTATGGGTGCTTTACGAAAAATACCAAAACAAAGGCTACACAAAAACCAAGACACACAAGTACATTGATAGTCTCGGTCGCGAACAAACGCAAATTCAAACTTATTGGACTGAAACAGGCAGAGTATTTATTCACGAACTAATGCAGAAAGGGTGCGAAGTATGAAAACAGCATTGAAAAAACAAGAGCTTGAACACGTCAGCCTTTTAGCGCAGTTAGCACAAACCAACAACAATTTAATTCCTGAAAAAATCGGACATCAATTAGCGGGCGATGATTGTAGTATTGAGGGCGACATTAACGATACTAAGCAAACAAGCGAAAACAATCACGGCAAAGGAATTTTGGGAAACAACACCGAAAACTCCAACGTGCAAAACGGAAACAATCTGCAAAACATTACCCAAAACAATGAAAACGGTAAAAACATTTACGCTCAAACCGTTACGATTAATGAATTTCCGAAAGAACTTGAACTGCTATTGGTGCAGTTATTGACGAAAATTGCAATGTAATTTTCTGATTAAATGCAGAGTATTTTAGATTTCTGCATTTTTTTGACAAGCGTCTAACTCAAAACGCTTTATTTTAAATCAAAACACACCTTTTCTCCGCACACACACCGCACTTTTCCACAACAACAACAACAAATCAACAAAATTATTGCAATTTTCAATAACTTTCCAACTCAAAACGAACAAGTTTAAATCAAAATGCTTATTTTTGCAGTAAAATTTGAGCAATGGAAACAAAACATCCTTTCATATATTTTACACCAACAATCGAACAAGACTGTGATTGTTCACAGGCTTTGCTCCCTGTTTGCTTTGGGAGTGATATTCGCATTCACAAAACAGACGAAATGCCTTTTGTTGCGCAAATTGGATTTTCTGCAATCAACGGCGATATAATAAATCAACACGTTTTTGTTGCGACAAGCTCAACGATTGATTTGTCGCAAAGAGATGATTTGTCTGAATTTTTAGCTGTAAATGAATGTTTTAGAATAATCATATTAAATCAAGTTACAAGCGAAATTTTATTTTACTCAAATCCATTAATCTATATTGGTTGCAATGTGGACGAAACGGCTTTGTTTGAGTATTGGGTTGACGGAAGCGCAAGCCAAAAAACACGCTTGCGCGCTATTTTGAAAGAGCCAAATCCGCAAAACGAAAAAGACGAGTACAGCGATGCGATAGGAAATGTTTTTACGGTCGCAAAGCAACGGCGCAAGCAGTTTGAACTTGAAATCGGATTTTATCCCGAACACATACACGACAGTATTCAAGAAATGTTGTTATTTCCAAATTTATTGGCTGACGATATTCCAATGTACGAAAGCGGAGAATATGTGATTGATTGGGAAAATAAAGAACAAAATGATTTTGCAAAAGCAACAACACAATTATCAGAACAAGAAATAATGAGATTTACGAATTGCTGAAAATATGGAAACAGCACTATACAGAGAGGCGATGAGATATATCAGATGCAATTTGCCAAAACGACAAAAAGAAGAGTTTTTAAATGGAAAAATTTACGTCTATTTTCAAGGAAGACCTGAATTTATATTCTATTTAAAAGATTTTGGCGACATTAAAGCAGGAGAATGTCGTCGCGATAACGTAGGTCTTGGATACAGAAAAGACGAAGCGTATCGAAATTTTACAAACTACAACTACGAATCCGCTCGTCAATTTGATTTGCGAAACGCAGGAGTAGAATTAAGTCCAAGTTATTAATAACTGGAAATACTATCGGAAACAATTAGTTCCCATTCACATTTTTCAATCAATGAAAAATGCAAACACCAACAACCGCCGAATTGCTTAAATACGCAATCAGCACACAGCATCCAAACATAACAACTTGCAAAGAATTTGCGGAAAAAATAGCAGTTCACGCGCAAGGAAAAACACCTCGAAAATTAATCGGTGAACGCCGTCCAAACGAAAGCGAAGCGACAAAGAAATATCGTGAAAATATCTTTGTTCCGATTACGCAGGAAGCGATAACAAAAGTATTAAACTCGCTTTCAAAAATTCGCCGCTCGCAGGATTGGATTATTCAGCACGAAAAAGATTTGCCAAAACAGGTAAAATCAGACGAAAGTTTGGAAAATTATTTTGACTACAATTATCCGCAATTTACATCGCTCACAAATTGGGCTTTTTCCGAATTGTTGCATCGTTCCTTAATTGATGCTAACAGCCTTTGCGCGGTTGTTTTAAAAGATTTGCCCGAAAGCGCAGGCGAATACTTAAAACCGCAAGTTGAGTTATTTTCGAGCGAACAAATAATGAATTACGATGTCGGCGAATGGTATGTTTTAAAATCTGCCGACACTATTCAGGAAAGAGCAAACAACGGAGTGGTTTATAATCGCGAAATCTACTACGTTATCACAAAAACAACCATTGCGCGATACAATCAAACAACAAACGGAAACTACACCTTGCAATTTGAATACAACCACAATATGGGTTTTACGCCTGTTTGTAAGGTTGGCGGAATTTATTTTGACAGAAAAAACAACGACACGGTACAAGTCAGCCGTATTGCTTCGATGATACCGTTTCTTGACGAGGCGGCACGCGAATATTCCGATTTGCAAGCTGAAATCGTACAGCATATTTTTTCAGAAAAAATAGTCTATACAAGTAACGAATGTCCTGTTTGCAAAGCAAATCCGCTTTCGCTCGGAAAAGATGAAAATGGAAATCCGAAAACCTGTACAAAATGCAACGGAGCAGGTCGCGTTTCGGGTGCTTCGCCGTATGGTGTTTGGGAAGTTACTATGGGAAATTTTGGCGAAAATCCCGTTCCGACACCTGCTATCGCATACGTTCAAAAAGGAACTGAAATTGCACGTTTGCAAAACGATAGAGTAAACGAGCATATTTATAAATCGCTTTCGAGTGTAAATATGGAGTTCTTGGCACAATCGCCGCTAAACCAATCGGGCAGAGCAAAAGAAATAGACAAAGACGAATTAGACAACTTTGTAAATTCGGTTGCAGAGGATATTGTTTTTGTTATGGATTTTGTCTATAAATGCGGAAATGAATATCGCTATTCAAGAATTGTTCCCGACAAAGAAGCTCGGCAAAAAATGCTTCCAAAAATTCCCGTACCTGAACGTTTCGGACTTTTGAGTTCGTCAGTAATAATGCGCGAAATCCAATCTGCAAAAAGTGCGCGAGTAAATCCTGTTTTAGTTAAAAATATGGAAATCGACTACGCAATGAAAAATTTTAACGCAAACCCCGAAATTGCGTATGAATTACAATCGGTTTTCGAGTTAGACCCATTTTACGGCTTCACACAGCAGGAAAAAATCGCAATGGTAAACAGCAACGGAATAACCGAAACAGACTATATTATAAGTTGCAACATCGCGCAATTTGTTCAAAAAGCAATGAAAGAGTTTGACGATTTTAATACGCGCACTTTCGCGCAAAAACGCCAAATAATGGAAAATTACGCAGAGGAAGTCAAACAGGCAAATTCGGTTAAAGAGGCGATTTATAGCGATACCGTGAATGATATTGATAACGCAGACGATACACAGGAATAATGGATAAAGATTTACGGCAAATACTTGAAATTATAGACGAAGCACCCGATAAGTTCAGCGAGCGAATGCCCGCGATTGAACGCAAGGTGTTTCGTCAAATTTCCGATTTGCTCAAAGAACTGAAAACAACGCCTGGCGGAAAAATCAAGCAAACCATTGGTAATTTGAACACGGTAAACCAAATCAAGGGAAAATTAGAAAAAATAGTCATCTCAAAGGAATATGCCGATTTGGTGCGCCGATTTGTCGGTAATTTTCCGAAAATAGCAAACTATCAAAATTCAACGCCTCTTTTGCCGAGTGCAACAAAAAACAAAATTTCAATCGTTGCAAAGCAAAACATAAACAATACGCTCAACAGTTTAATCGGAGCAGGATATAAACAGGAAGTTGTAAATAAACTACACAAAACACTCTTAACTAACGTGACGACAGGCGGAAGTTTCTCCGATATGATAGAGCAGTTGCGCGCCGAACTAATCGGAACAGAACAGCGAGCAGGAATGTTATCGCGATACACGCGCTCGTTTGTAGTAGATAGTTTGGGGCAATTTGCAGGACAAGGAAACAAACTAATTGCCGATGCTTTAAACTCAGAGTGGTTTAGATACATAGGAAGCAATATCGTAACTACACGCGATTTTTGCCGAGAGCTTACAAAAAAAGACTATGTTCATATATCAGAAATACCCACGCTTTTAGAGGGAATAATTGACGGCGTTCAAGTTGATATAAACCGAACAACAGGTTTACCGCAAGGAATGATTGAGGGAACAAATCCCGAAAATTTTATCGTCTATCGAGGCGGTTATAATTGCGGACACGAATTGATACCGGTTAGCGATGTGAATGTGCCGAAAGAAATAAAGGGTAATTTTGAATAAAAATAAAAAATGTTCAAAACTTTTTGTTCAAAATGATTGTTTTCTACTCAAAATGATTTAGATTTGCACATTCAATCGTCTGCGTGAGAAATCACAAGGAAATACTGCATAAATTTCACTCAATCAACAAAAATTTTTATGAATTACATCAAAGTAACGCAAGGCGAAAAGTCTTTTGTTGTTTTGGCTGCTAACAAAGCGTTTTATAAAAAACAAGGATATTCCATTAGCGAGCCGACAAAACAAGAGATTGAAGCGCATTTTCCAACTCCGAAAAATAAAAAACAGTCGAGAGCGGATTTATCCGACACTCTTGAATATGAATCGCTAAGAGCAAGCTTGACGACTGTTAGCGCAGATTTGGCAAACGAAAAATCGGAACACGAAAAAACGAAATCCGAACTTGAAACCGTAAAGTCTGAACTGACAACTGTTAGCGCAGATTTGGCAAACGCTCAAACAGAGCTTGAAAAAGCGAAAAAAGAAATCGAAAAACTTAAAAAGTAAACAAAAAATGAAACTTACAGATTTTTTAGATAATGTTTCGGCGAAAGTCGGAAAACAAAACGAACAAGCAATAATTGATATTTTGAGCAATGCAAATTTGACAAATATAAATGTTGCAGACGATGTTGCCAACGACATAATCAAAGGACTTTTGACTGTCGAGTCGGCAAAAAACAATAGCGATGTAAAAGCACATTTTACCGCGCTTGCATTAGGAAGTATGGATAGCGAAATTTTGAACGCAATAAAAACGCTCGAATTAAGCGAATTTGAAAAAGAAATTTCAGAAACAAAAAGCACATACGAAAAACACCGCAAGCTGTTTGAGAAAATCAAACAGGCAAACGATACGCTGAAAGCATCGCAAGGAAAAGGCGAGGAAAACGAAAAAGTCCAAAAAATGCTCATAGAGCGAGCCGATGAAATCAATAGGCTCAAAAAGGAAAATTCGGAATTTCTTAAAACGCACGTTCCAATGTCAGAAATTAAAAGTCTGAAAAAAGCAAACGAAAAACAACTTACCAATTATGCAATTAATCACGTTTTGTCGGGCGTAAATTACGCACTTACGCAAACTCCGAAAGATGTAAATATGCAGCTCGCAAAAACTTTGATTGAAAAAGAATTAAGCGGAAAGGCGGTTGTTATTCGCGATGAATTTGGAAATTTGAAATTGAAACGCTACGATGATGTTTCGTTGGATTATTACGATGAGACCAACAAGGCGGTTACTTTTTCAGATTTCGCAAACAAAGTTTTAGCCGATAATTCGTTGTTGGCTGTCAGTGATGTTCCAGAACAAACATCAAATAATCCTGTTCATAAGTTTATTCAAAATCCGAATGAACAAAAAATAAACAATTCCAAAATAGTAGCATCCGTGAACGATGCCATTGAGGATTTAAAAAGTTAAAAAAAATGGAAAATTTTATAGGAGTAGTACAAGCCTTTTTGGCAAATATCGGGTTGATTTCTGCTGAAAACAACCCACGGCACAAAATCACGCCAGCCGGTATGTTTCGTGCGCTAATGGAAAACCCCGCAACGATTGAAATTGCCAACCTGCAAAGGTTGAAAGAGGGAAAAGATGCCGATATAGTAGTTCGCTACTTGCAAAGAAGTATCGAGAGCGATACGCAAGACACTGACGATTGCGATGTACAACCATCTGTTGTTTGGAAAGAAAGCAAGGTTGAAAAGCCATTTTTCACCAAAAAAACTATCTACATTCCTGACGATGAAATGGCGAAATATCAAAATGCCGCTACACAACCGATGATTATCGGAAGCGAAGGAGCGCGAGTTATGACAGGATTTTACGAAGTTGTGTTGTCGCAGCTTAACGGAATTATCCAAAAGATAAACAGCAACCTGTTGTCATCTCAAACCGCAAATTGGGGTGTGAATACTCCTTATGGAAGCAGCGCGCCGCAAACTATCAATTTCTCAAATACACCAACGCTTGACGATGGAATTGTCAAGCTGTTGCTCGATTATCAAGCAAACGAGGGCGCGGGTGTTCCTTTGGTTGTTGGGAATGGAGCAGTTACCGCTTACGACACGCTTCAAGCGTTGAAAGTTGGAGTTGATAGTGGCGGATTTGGCGCAAATCAGCTGAATGTTTATCCCGATTTGGGTTCTATCTCAAAATGGGGAGCAAATCATTTTGGATTATTTATGCCCGGACTTGTCGGTTTTGTTGATTACAACAGAAATACAGGCGCATTTGCGGGAGCAAAAGGAAGTTCTATTTTTTTCACAATGCCTGTTCCTGTTCAGTTGGCAGGCGGCGCATATTCACAGCTCGTTTTTGACTGTCAGTTGAAGTATTTTGACTGTCCGATAAAAGATGAGGATGGTGTTGTTTTGGCAGAAAGAGGTTACGCTCTTATTGTTGGAAAAAGATACGGATTGTGGAACGCTCCGAGCGATATGTTCAAAGCGGGCGACCGTTTGGCGGGAATGAACGGCTCATTGCACTATGTCGGCGCAACCGCGTAAAATTCAACTGTTATGCTCGACTGTTTAACTGGTTATATTGGATTAAGAAGCGCGGTCGGCGGTGCAGGAAGCGACCTGTACCTCGACACGCTTCCTAATATAAATATTTTAAACACGCAGAAAATAACAGAAATCGATAAAGACAGCGCAGACGATATTTTTAAAGTAGTTGAAAAACGCGCAATTTCAAAATTTGTTCCGTTGTTTATGGGCGAGTTGCAAAATTGCCGTAGAGTTTTCGATATAAATGTTGCAAAATGCTTGATTTGTGAAAACAAAGAATTGTTATCAATCGCATTATTGTATTTGATGGGTGTTGAAATGCTTAATGAGCGTTTAGGAAGCGACCGCATAAATCGACACACAACAACCGACAGGCAAAAGGCAACAGAAATTAGAGAGGATTATTTGAACGACTTTGAAATACAGTTAAAAGCGGCTGTTAATAGCATTGATTTAGACGGTAGCGACTGTTTAGGTGGTGGGAAAATTGAATGCGTACAACCTATTGTTTTTAGAGAATTTACACCGTGATTAATTTTAATATATTCGGAATTAATGAGCTTATTCAAAAGCTGGACGAGTTCTATACCGATAATATGCTTCGTGAAATTGCTTCTGATTTGAAAGGTGAAATAAAGAAACGTGTTCACGTTAGAGGCGAAGCGAGCGATGGTTCGAAAATCGGTGTTTATTCCGATGGATACATGAATGTTCGCACGGGAAATTTCAAAAGCAAAAACATTGTTCGAGGCAAAAATAAAGGCGGAAAACGACCTGCATATAATCGAAAAGCAGACCGAAAAGTGATTTTATCTCTCACTCGACAAATGGAAAATGATTTAAGTGTAATTAAAACCACAAACGGTTACGGAATAGGGTTTAATAATTCGCACAATTACAATAAAGCAATTTGGAATGAAAAACGGTACGGAAAGCCTATTTGGAAACCGAGCAAAAAAGAGGTGCGAAGCGCCGAAAATATTGTAGAGAAATATGTACGAGAAATCAACTCTTGAAATAGTAATTGAGCAAACAAACGCGGACATTGAAAATTTACTTCAATGTAAGTTGTGTGAAGATGTTTCACTTCGGGCGTTTGGAATTGCATCAACAGTACAAGTTTTCGATGAGGAAGATGAAAAAAGCATACCGGCTGTTATCTTGAATAATGGAGATTGTGAGTACGTTTTTTCAGACGATGATTTTCAAGCAGGTTGTTATCACAGGATAAACTCAAAAACCTACGGAACCGTAAAAGGCGGCGGAAACTTCGACAAAGATGTTGAAACCGTCGAAATGGTTTTGATTGTTTGGGGTTTTTCAAATCAACTTAAAATGTCGAATCTTGATTTCGAGCGCGATGTAATTATTCCTGCAATACCGCAAAGGGCGAAGCTCGTTTCAACCGATTTCGATTCGTACCGTGTGGCAAACAGTGAATTTAAAGGTATAAATTATATACCAAAGCCCGAAGAATTTATTTTTTCGGTGAAATACAGAGTTCAGTATGCTTTTGAAAGAAAATGTCTGAAAAAAAATTGCAGTTAAACGATTAAAAACTTAAAAATATGGCAATAATAATTAAACAATGTCTTGATGACGGAATGCTTCCCGACTACAACTGTAATCCTTGCGGAGTATCGGAAAAAGGGCGTGTTCGCGGTGCTTGCTACATTGAAAAATCATTGAAAAATGAATTGATAAAGGAAAATCTCGAAAGCGTTTCTTGGTGGAAACAGCAAATCGAAGCCGGATTAATCAAAATAATCCCGACAACGCGCGGAACATCCGATGGCGGAACTCCTGTAGCTGTAACCGGTTACGGAAACGAGGCTGAAAAAATGACAGGAAAGGATTTTGTTGTTGTCGTAAATGACCGAAACCACAAAGGAAATGCAGAGTTTTACGCTGCATTGGAAGTAAATAGAAATAGATTTATTTTCGGTTTTAGAACAGGAAGCCAATTGAGAATTGCAACCGACAAAATTACAAACCTTAGTGTTCAAGACCCGGTAGAAGAAGACGTAAACTCGGATGTAACTTGGAATGCAACTGTAACTTGGCGGCAGAATGTCCCACAAACAACCATTCCTATCTACACTCTCACTGACGAAATAGAGGAGTTGTTTGAGAATTGCATTGAAGTAGAACAATAACAGCAGAGCCGACTTTCTCTGTCGGCTCTATTTAATTTTTTCGATATGAATTTTCATCAAGGTGACGATATAGCAATTTCTATTCAGTTAGAAAAAAAAATAGATACAGACAGAGTGTTAAGTGATTTTTCGCGAATAAAATTATTTGCATACACTGATTCTTGTTTTGTATCTAAATTTTCCTATCCTGCAACAGCGGGCTTTCATCCCCTAACACTTGGCGATGAGAATACGATTTTTGGTGCTATTCCGAGTAATGACACCAAGAGAATGTCGGGAAATATCATTATTGAAGTAATGTTTGAGGCTGATAGCGAATTTGGCGATTTGAAAGAAAACGCGTCAAGAAAAGTAAACACAGGTGTTTTTGTTAAAAAAACGCTCATTAAAAACGAAATTTGATATGTCGAATATAAATTTAACATTAAGAGTTGGCGGAAGTATTGTTCTTGAAAACTGTGATATAGAAACACACCCAACAATAACCAACCCCACCCTTTTAGGCAACGGCACTTCTGCAAGTCCTTTGAGAGTTACACATCCGATAAGAAACTTAGGAGTAAATCCAAATTTCAACACCGCAATTACTGCAGGTTATTACGTGTATGGAGAAAGCGACCCCAGCGACCAATTAGTCGTTATTCCACAGACAACCACAACAGGCGTAATGATTGTTACGCGCACGCAAGAGAATTTAGGTTTCGTTGGCGAAACTCTGCGAAATATCTGTTTTCAAAAAAGATACGAAGACGGAAAGGTTTTTAGACGTGGCGGTCAAATTGTTGACGGTCAAATAACTGCTGAGTGGGAAGAGGTAGGAGATGGATTAAAAACTTTAAATTTATCAGCTTTTTCAGAGCTTGATAACATTACGACACCCGGACAGTATGATTACAACATAGAAAACGAAGACAAAGGTTTTTTGGTTGTAGCAGAGGATGACGGATTCGGAATATCGCAAACTGCTTTTACAGGGCACGGTGTTTTGTATAGAGAGGGGAAATTTGACAGTACAGATTGGATTTGGGAAAGTTGGCGGAGTTTGAGCGGCAGCAACCTGCCAAACGCGCCAACAGAAAACGGTCGCTTTATTCTCGAAGTAAAAAACGGCGCAACAGCTTTTTCTGAAACAAAAAATTTGATAAATGACAAAAAGCCATCGACGGCAACTGTTTACAGCTCCGAAAAGGTCGAATCAATCATTCCCGAGATTGCCGATGACGGCGAGGTTTCAGCCGATAAAGTTGTAAGGGCTGATGACAGCAGGATAAATCCCGAATATCAATTTCCTATTTTAAAGGTCGATACAGCTTCAAATTGGCAAAGTGAAAATCCAATTTTACCGATTGGAAAGTTTGGATATGAAACCACACGCAGAAGATTGAAAATAGGAAATGGGACTGATTCTTGGAGTTTATTGCCGTATTTTGAAACCACTTCGCACAATGATTTTTTACCACCACCATCGCAAGGATTAGAGAATGATAGTTGGGAGCTTATAGCTGAAATATCTCAGCAAATAGCAAACGGCGAGCTTGTTGGTGAATACATCCCTTACGAAATTGGCGATGCAAAAACAATAACACTCACAACAGGCGAAGTAGTATCTATTCAGATAATCGGATTTAACCACGATGACAAATCCGATGGTAGTGGAAAAGCAGGAATATCTTTTGCAACAGAATTTTTGTTGTCAGACACTCAAAGAATGAATCTGTCCAGCACAAATGTTGGCGGCTGGAATGCTTCTGGAATGAGAAACACAGCACTGCCACAAACACTCGACACGTTGCCAGCCGAATTGCAGGATGTTATCAAAACAGTGAATAAGCCAACCACTATTGGTGGAATGCAGGATGATATAGTTATATCACAAGACAAGTTGTGGTTATTTAGCGAGTTTGAGATAACAGGACTTGTACGCGCCGCATCTCGCATACAAGAGGGCAACAGATACAGATATTGGGCTGAATTTATGAACGGTCAAACACTCGCAGGTAGGGTTAAGTTGGTGTCGAATGAAAACGGAAATCCACAGGCTTGGTATCTACGAACAGCAACAAGCAATTTTTCAAGCGCATTTGTGTTGATTGGTCAGGTTGGGAATTTTTCGGAGGCGGGCGCAAGTGGTTTATTTGGTGTTTGCTTTGGATTTAGTGTTTAAGAGAATAATCAACCAAATTAAAATTTCAATTTATGATTCTACACGAAATTTTCAGTTATTTTGCTCCAAAAGCACTTGTTTTGGCTTTGCTGTACTTTCTTGTTTTGGTGCTTGTTTTTATTGATTTAAGAGGCGGAATAAAAAAGGCGAAGCGAAACAAACAATATGTAAGTTCTCGCGGGCTACGCCGAACAATGAGCAAAATAGCAACATATCTTGTTGTTTTATTAGCTGTTACCATTGTTGATACTATGCTAATGCTTGGAATATATGGAGTAAGACAATACGGCTCACTACTGACGACACCTGTTTTTCCGATACTTACATTTATTGTAGCGATATTCACAGGAATAATCGAGGTAAAATCAATTTATGAAAATACGGACAAAGAATACGCTGAAAAGATAAAAAACATAGCAAAGGAGATTGGAAAATTTGTGAAGTGGGCAAAAGGATAAAATAATTTCTAACATAAAAAATATGAAAACAGAAAATCAATCAATCAGCTTCAATTTAAGCTTAACGGAAAATGATTTGGTAGCATTTCAGTTATTGGCTAACTCACTGGTAGCACAACTTGGAGCAAACACCCCCGGATACTTGGAAGAAGTTATCGTTACTGACATTGAGGAACAAATAGCTATTTATGAGCGCGATAAAGGTAAACAGAAAATCACAGCAAGGTTTTTCGGTGAAGCCGAATTTCAACGGTTATCAGTACCGTGTTCGCTTCAAGACATGCAACAATCAACAATGGATATGTTCGATAAAGCACGCGAAATAGCAGGCGTTCCATTTGTAGTAACGTCCGCTTATCGTTCGTCTGCACACGACAAAAGCAGAGGGCGTACCGGTACAGGCGCGCATACATTAGGTATGGCAATGGATATTCGAGCGAGAAATCCGAGAGAAATGTTTTTAATTCTATTCGGGCTTATCATGGCAGGCTTCAAGCGTATAGGAATTAATTTCGCTTCAAACTTCATTCATGCTGACAACAGCCCGAATCACGACCAAAACGTTTTGTTTTCGTATTGAGCGGTATAATTTTTTCTTGGTATTTTCTATCTTCACTAATTAGTTTTGATTATATAAATTGATTTCCCCTGCTTGTGATAAGTGGGGGATTTTTTTATTGAAAAAATATTTGATTTACCATTTTGTTGTGTAGTTTGTTATTTTGAATTATCTTTGCAAGCGCATCATTTGAACAATACATTTCTACTATGGATAGCATTGGACACATAGAAATACGCGTTAATGGCAGAAGCGGTGGGCTTCCGTTGTCTCCGAACAGTTATGATATAGGCGAAATCAAAACTATTTTGGAGAATGTTGAGAATATGCTCTATCCAATAAGCAAAAAAAACCGCCCAATTATTACATATCAAATAGAAGAAGGCTCTGTTAGGCATAAATTTAAAACAAATATGCAGGCGGTTGTTGCCTTTACAGCTGTTGTTTCAATGATACACACTACGCAATCTATTAGTGGTCTTGACGCAAACACAGCAAAGGCATTTGAAAGCATACTAAATATATCGAAAAGCAAAAATTATTCGTTCGACATAACTACATCAGAATCGAAAGATGATGTGTTGTTAAAGATTACGCCTGACACAAAGTTTGAAAAATCAGAAAATATTTGGGCTGAAACGGAGCTTTATTTTTATGGAGTGATTACCAATGCAGGTGGAAAGCAAAATCCGAACATCCATTTAGATACAAAAGATTACGGAATGCTTCTTATAAACGCAGAAAAGGTTTTTTTAGAAGGTGAACAAGAGAACCTGTTATACAAAAAATATGGGGCAAGGGTAATTGGAAAACAAAATATAGAAACAAAAGAAGTTGACAAAACAAAGCTAAAACTTGTTGAGCTAATAAGATACAACCCTAAGTTTAATGAGGATTATCTCAATGATTTAATTTTAAATGCAAGCCATAAGTTCAAAGGTATTGATGCAGATGCGTGGATGTCTGAAATAAGAGAAGTTGTATGAAAGGAATTTTATTAGATACAAGTTTTTTTGTTCGTCTTCTGAATATAGAGGACCCTTTGCATAACAATGCGAAACAATATTATAGATATTTTCTTGAACACGAAATAGAGCTTAAAGTTTCTACCATTTCCATAGCAGAATTTTGCACAAAAGGAAGTTTGTACGATTTGCCATTTAAAGACTTAAAGGTACTACCTTTTAATATTGACCACGCAGTAAAAGCCGGAGAGTTCGCACAAATTATTCACGAAAACAAAAAACAGGGCAAAATTGAAACGAATCCACGAATGATTATTCCAAATGACACAAAGCTATTCTCGCAAGCAGAAATAGATGACAATATAGATGCCTACATAAGCTCAGACACGAGGTCTTTTAATATTTATTCTGTTTTGAAAAGCGAGTGCAATCTGAATTTTGAATTTATGGATATGAATATCTCATACAATACAAGGTTTGGAATTTTAGATTTTGAACAATGATTTGAAATAGACACAAACAAATAACACACAGCGGTAAAATCTTTTAGATTTTACCGCTGTTGTTTATTGTTTTCATTTCAACAAAACCGACATTTCGCTTACAACCGTTTTTCCTAATAGCTTAGCATAATGCGCTGTCATTCTCTCGCTTGAATGACCGAGTGCGCGACTTACAGTAGTTATTGAAATTCCTTTATTAAGCAAATATGTAGCGTATGTATGTCGCGCTGTGTGCGATGTTATCATTTTATTTATCCCCGCCCCTGCAATCAAAATTTTCAAATAATCGTTGTATTTCTGATTACTGATTTTCGGCAGTTGAAAATCGTATTTTTCAAGTACCTTTTTCGCTTCCGGCAAAAGAAGTGATATAAATGATTGGTCGGTTTTTTTTCGATTGCTCGAAATCACTTCTTTTCCGTCTATTTCCGAAATATACGATTTATCAAAATTCTGCAAATCAACATACGCAACACCTGTAAATATCTGAAAAACAAACAAATCTTTTACTTTATGTAATTTTTCATTTACCGGTTCGTAATTCAAAATCTTTTCAATTTCATTTTCGACCAAGAAAACAGGTTCTTTGCTTTTTCCTTTTTTTGTCTCGAAGTCGTCGTATGGGTTGTATTTGCAAAGTCCTTTTTTAATTGCTTTTTCGATATACCTTTTAAACAAGGAGTGCCTTTTGTAAAGTGTCGGTTGCGATTTTATAAATTCTTTCAAGTAAAAATCAAAGTCCTCTATGTTTTGATATGTGCAGTCAGCAAATACTTTGATTTTTCCGAAATCATCCAATCGGCGCAAAAACGAGTTATGATACTCAACAACGTTCAGTGATGGGTTTGATTTTCTCAAATAATCGCGTATAAATTCAGAAACAGAATGAGTTTGTGCGTGTTCTTTGTTCCAATTTTTAACATCGTCTAAATTTTTGCATTCGTCCGATAAAATAAATGCTTCTATTTGTCGGAAAATGCGCGTTGCTTTTCCTGTTATTGCGGGCGCGTTTGAGTGGTTTCTGCAAGTAAAACCGTTTTTGTCCGAGAATTGATTTTTATACAGCTTTATTCCTGTTGAAATCGTTTTGCGCTTGTTTGTGCCTGTTATCCTGACCTCGACTGTCAAAAGCCCCTTTTTGGTGTCGCTTGCTTGTTTTTTGTTATCAAAAACATAGCGAATTTGCGTATTATCCATATCTTTCTCCTAATTAGTTTCGGCAAAGATAATAATTTTCACACCGTTTTTCACACAAAACCCAAAAATGGTGTGAAAAAGTCTGCGTTTTGTTGCTTTTTCTTGCGTTTTGTTGCGCTTTGAAATCTTGGTAAATCGCTATAAAACAGAAAAAAACGGCGTTTTAAGCCGTTTTTAGCGCGGAGGCGGCGAGATTCGAACTCGCGGTACAGTTTCCCGTACGTCAGTTTAGCAAACTGGTGGTTTCAGCCACTCACCCACACCTCCAAAACTCTTTCGTTTTGCGGGTGCAAATATAGAAA